TCCACTTCATTTTCAATTTAGCAGCGTGGCGTTGTCCCATTCTGCTGCCTTTCCCCCTGGATATTTTGTTGCCTATTCTGTGTGATATATTGTATTGGCTCATCAACCGTTGAGCCAATCTCTTATGGGGGTTATTGCTGTAGTTTTTGGGTCGAGCTAGTGGTACCACTGGTGGTTTCGGGAAATAAGTCCTGCCCAGACCTCGGTCATTGAAGGCAGTGTTTTTCAACCGTAAATCACCAACTTTGATGTTGACAACTGGTGCATCCTCACTATCGGAGAAACCCTTTCTAAAGGTGTATTTCTTAAATGAGGATAAGTCGACCTGATTTGGAAAATCAGCGCCGACGTCAACATCATAGAGAATGCGTACGACTGGGTGTTCGAGGTTAGGAACATCAGAGTCCAGTTGTCTCCAAAGTTTGACGAGGTCGTCTTGTGACATACCATACCTGCTGAGCCACCATTGTTTGGTGGACTCAACAGCATCATACCTAAAGGCTGTGCTCCAATGTTTCTCCACGAACTGTGAAACATGTTTGTACCCTGCATAGGCCTTATATTGTCTATCGAAGAAACAAGAGATCCACGGTAGACAGCTGAAGTCATCTCTATTAGACATAGCGTTCGTTAGTATCCAATTGCCAATACTCTTGTTCATGTATTTATGAACGCTACACCCAGCCTTAATTAACTGACGACCTGGTAATGGTGACATCAAATAAGTCATTTTCTGGTCATGTGTCCTTTTACAAGGCACAAACATGCTGCTGCAGAATTTAACTTGTGTGATGTCACCATAACTAAGGTCTGCTTCCATGCCAATACTAGCTAACACTTTTGCGTATTGAGCTTGATCAACATAGTAACCGTCAGTTGCAATAATCGTATCATCACCCATGACAGCCATTCTCAAAACACCAGATTCAAGTGCTTGCTCGACATCAATGAAATGATTGAGGGCAAACAATTGCATCATGGCGTTAAGGAATGAGTTGCCTACACTAGTATTTGGATCACCGGATTTTCTAGTGCCTAGTACCTTGTAAGTTAATTTACCAGTTTTAGTACTAATGACACCAGCACTGAAGAGTTGACTTCTAACAAGGGCGAGTAAATCATCGTCACCTGGGTATAAGTATTCATACAGTGCCTGTTCAATTAGTAAATGCAAGGTACTAATGTGGGCGTCATATTTACTATAATCAGTAGAGAGGAATAGAGGTTTGTCAAAATTTTCCATTATGTTGTTCATCCATTCCCCCATACTGTCTCTATTGTGTCCGGCAGCGTACAGGATTTTGTTGCAAAGATTGTTGGGTGTGACTTCCGCATATGGACAATTGATATCGTCCTTATAGTTCCAACAAGCTTGTAGAATCTTAGAAGCTGTATATGTGTATGGTCCTAATTGGGTCGCATACTCATCTGTTCTACCACTGATGATTCTACCGATGAAATCCTCTTTGAAATGGAATTCATACTTCACAAAACCTTTGACGCGGAGGTAGTCCACACAGATGTCCATATTGGCCTCATAATCTATGTGGTTATATCTACCTCGTTGCTTAGCATTACAGTGTTCACGCCATTTGTCATAAGCTGCTAAGTCAACTTGGGACACAGGTACCAATTTTGGCAACATACGTTGGACGAAACGTTTTAACTTGATCATCTGTAATTTTGAAGGGTCTTTGAACTTCTTCAAAATGCGGTTGACCAATGCCTTTTGTGCATTATGTACACAATTTTTCGGCACATAAAGACGTTCAACATTCGCAGCGAAATATTGCCAACCTCTAATTTCATCATCATCACACTGGTCATCAGACAAGCTGGTGTATAATTTACTACCAGGCTTGGTTTCGACTCCTTTAGCCACACCCTGACATTTGCCATAGATGGGGCGGGGGAGTAGACCTGAAAAACCAGCATGATCCTTGTTGTGGGTTTCCCAAACCATCTCAAAGATTTTTCGTAAAGGTGAGATGTATCTGGAAAAGCCACTAAAACCTTCGAAATCATTAGCTAAGCGGCTGACAAAAGAAGAGATCTTTCTCTTTGCAGAATCAAGATCCCTTACACCAGAGGTAGCAGCGACGCTTTTATTTATTAAGACATTTGGAAAATAGGCTCGAGTGAAGTTAGGGGCACGAAACATATGTTCGTACCAGCTTAAACGTTCACAAACGACTACTTCTGAATGTCTAGGACCTACTTGCAATTCCTGCACCCCATCATAATCAAAGCTACTCCAAAAGAAGTAGAGTGCAAGAGTTGCGAATGCTAGAAAGGCAAATAAAGCTAACGTGCACATTGACTCGAAACCAGTAGCAAGCCCTATCCATCTTGTGCTGAGATAGGTGAAAATTCCAAAGAAAATGGTTCCAAAACCCCAAATGGCATCATTACCACGATTTGCACTAATGATTTTTGATGCACGTATCATGGGACTTGTTGTCTCCATGACCATGTACACCGTAAATGATTTAGTGGAAAAAACAGGTTTGATGTCATTATGAAATTTATATTCATATGTCAATGTGTCTACACCAAAACCGAAGTCTAGTTGGTAGTAATCTACGCCAGCTACACTACAGTTGATGTTGTTCAGCAAGACAATGAGGTCACCAGTGGTCGGATTAATCAAATTGAGGCGCTTGCCGAACATTCGAAGTACCATATCGTCGAGGACGTTTAAAGCCCAAGTGCGTTTAGAAACGTCAATTGGACCCCAAATCATGTTGTACTGACCAAACTCATGCAAGTCATGACAGACAAAATCGGTCTGAATACGCCCATCGAACTCATCGTAGCGATCGGTGTAATTGACTGAATGCCAGGCATCTTGTGGGATGGGATCAGAAAGTGCAACATCCTCTATTTCAGGATAGGAAAATTTACAAGGGTTAGCCTTCACGTAATCGTCAAAGGAACCACTGCTTTCTACGGATTTGTCTGATAGTGTTCTTTGGAGAGAAGCACCATCAAACTTGTATTCTTGGTTGTGTTTTAAAGGTGGGACAGTTGGGAATTTTACAGTGCTATTTAAATTTAAACTTGAATTGGACATAGTCCTTACAGTTCAAGTTTTGGGGTTGGCGTTTTCTTGTACATCCATGGCTATTGGAAAGTTGGAGTTGTTAAGAGTTGTTCGTTGCGACAGGTAGGTTGGAAGAGGGGTCAAAGTGCGACAGCACGACCTAGTCAATCAGACATGCCACTTGGTTGCAGACCAAGTGGGTTAGCTGACCAACCCTTTTACCACCTAGACGATAACATCGTCTAGACGGTACCTTCCAAGCTCCTGAAGTACCAATGAACAACTCCAAACACAACTCCAACAATCCAAACGGGCTCTAGCGCACCCTTAACCAATGGACGTACAAGCACCAGGATGTATCATACGCCCAAGACACACCCCTCGGAGTATACTAATCCTGTCTCTTTCAACTCACAGACAGAATAGGACATCAATCGCACGGTTGTCAAGCCTCCACTTAAGGTCTCTATTGAGGATGCGACGGAAATCCTCTCAATTGGCCGACTTATGGGTTCTATCTGATGATAAGATCCCAAAAGATGCGTGAACAATTGAGAACGTATAAGTTTCAACCTGGATTACCCGCGACATTTCGCTACAAAGACATAAACAACTCTACCAACTTACGATCATTCCTAGCCATCTGTACTAACATTCCCTTATGAAGCCGATACAGAACGTGAATCAACCCCCTAGAAGATGTAAACACATGCAACCTATGGAGATTGACTACTAGAAACTACACACCAAAGCCGCATCGCCTGCGTCCCACGTACACTTAGGTGTAAGTTGCGTTTGTTTAATTAATGTAGGTACTTGCCACAGCAGTAAACTCAAGAAGAAATCTAGGG